TAATCGTGCGTAACTATCTGCGATAACATCAACCCCGGTTGTAATGGCTGCAATATCCGATCCTTTTGCCTGCATCTCTGTTCCAACCCGAAACACGTCGGCCTGAAGTTTTACGAGTTCAATAACTTCCGAGTCTGTAGGGATGTAAACCTCAATCTCTAACCCTTCATCCAGAGGCACAAAAAAAGTGTCTGAATGAGCTCTCCTCATCAGGCGCTGAGCTAGAGTCTGCATTTCTGAAGACTCAATGGTTTTTTCTTGAACCCGTGCTGAAATCTCCGGATTATCCTTGGTCAACTCTGCTGCTGTTTTCCCTGCCATTATTGTGTCATCCGTGAACGAAGAATGTAATCAACGTCAAACGCAAAAGACTCCTTGTACATGTCTTCAGTGGGGAACGTCTGTCCGTAACTGTTAGCAGTTGCCCCAATCAAAAAGAACTTGTCAATTACAGCCGAGGAAGAATTAACCCGCTTTCCGACGAGACAACCAATCTTCTTAAACCCTGAAGACTTGTTAGAGAGTTTTTTCCACCCGCTTTTTGGAGAGTCTGCCAGAACGTCACCAAACAGGAGCCCCACGAAATCTAGGGTATAGGTGAGCTGTTCCAGGGTTGCTGTAGATTCTGCCACACCGACAGTAACAAGTTTCGTTGACTGCCCGTGAACGGCCTCTTTCTTTGAACTGGCCTTCGTATCAGCCTTAACGTCCTTGGAACTTGCGACATGAGTAAGCCCGGTTGTAGCAATATCTATGTAATAGATATCACAAACTTGGCCCTCTGTGAGCCCGGTATAGTTGATAGAGTCGCACCCGTCTGCCTCTGTTGCTGCTGTAGTTGCCCCACCGAACCGTTCAAAAACTACGGTGGGCACACCGTCAACTACTAACCAAACAGATCCAAACTCTGCCAACTTTGCGAGTGAAATTAGGTTAGCGCTCGCCTGTCCTGAAGAGACTGTAACAGTCTCCTGTGCGACTACACCGCCACCATACCATTTTACCTCAGTGCCTTTTGGCACATCAGCCGCTACTACGTCTGCCATTTTTCTTATACCTCTGTGAAACTAATCAATACATCTCTTGGGATATGATACCAATCCAGCGGATGCGGTACCATAGTCCCCCCGGTTACGGTTCGTTTGATAATATCATACGAACCTACGCCGGTTACTGTCCACCGCTCTACCCTGGTATCCGAATGTATCGGTTTATGGAGAGCGGTTTTAACTGCTGCTGAAAGCGCTTCTACGTTCACCGGGCTCCTTAATCCTCCTTCTGCCCTTGGTGGGTTGTCCCAACATGACACCTGCACGCGAACCTCGTTAAGTTTTCCAACCTCCCCGTTCGGCACATCAGACGTGAGATGAACCGATATGCACGGAAACGTAGGTGAGTTTGGTAATCCGTCAACATACACCCTGGTTGAAACCAGAGACGTGATCCCGCTGGTTGCAAGGAGTTTATCACGAACCATGAACTTAATCAGGCTGATGATATCACCTCGATTTGTTTAAGAAGCGCTGTACGCAGTTTTTCTTCAATCTTGTCTTTGTTCTCATCCCAGGCTGGACGGATAAACGGGTGTGGTTGGTTCCCGTGCCAGAGAACCGACTGCCCCACTTCAATCCCAAAAATATCAGCCCATTTCTGGCTTTTTACCTGCCACAACCAGGGAGTCTGTCTTCCCTGGCCGTTCTCGGCATAGATACCGGTTCCATACTCCTGATAAATCGCGTAGTTTATCGCGGACTCTGCGAATATCCCGGCCTTAACCAGGAGCTCTGTGTCCGTGCTATCGTCTTTTACCTGAATGCTTGGCTTGAGTTTTTCTGTATCTACAGGCGCTTTTCGTGCCATCATATCGGCAACATCGCCCATGTTCTGAACCATCTCCTTCCGGATAGATACCACCGTGCCTCCAAGCGACTCCAGTTTTTTGATGAGGTTGTCCATACCCTCGATCTCGACATTATCAGCCATCTACGGCCTCCAGGTCAAGGACCAGATGAGAAGTTCCCCTGGCAAGCGGAGCGGGTTTCACCGACTTTATCAGGTACGTCCTGGCATATGGAGCGGTAAGGCCAACAATGGTTTTCCCTTCTACTGCTGCTGTCCCGGCAGGCACAATACATTGAGGAGTTCTGGTAGTGTGGTATCCGGCATCACCTTCGCGCTTGTAACTGGGCGCTGGAGTGTCAAACCGGCACGCAATGGCCGTATAAACCTTTACTGTTGCCTTTATCCCTGCTATATCAGCTGCGCCAAGGGTTTCTGATGTCTCAAGGTTTGCCTGATGGATTAGCATGGACGAAGGAAAACTCATTACGCATCAACCCGTGAAATGATTGCGCCAAGGCCTCCAGACGCCTCTGCCATAAGTATGTCCTCTGCTTCCTTCCTTAACTGGTTGATAATCGCTTCTGTGCCCCCCTTGTGAGAGTATCCCATTATCGATACATCAAAGGTTCCGTCGAACCGGTTTCGGTCTGCTAAAAGGCTTTTCGCGTATGCCAGACACGCAGTTTCCCCGGCAGTGGTAGAGATTGATAATCCGTGTGCCGCCACGAACGCATCTATCAGCCGATCCGCTTCTGCCAGGATGTAATCTATGATAGTAGAGTCCAGGCTACACCCGGTCATAGCGATAAAAAGATCTGAGGTTATTCTAGCCATATATACCCCTTTCTTCCTCTCTGGTTTTGTGTGTCGATTGGAGTCATGGCAATTCTATGGGCTTTAATCCTCTGCTGATCGTTTATTTCGGAGGTTTGTATCTCCTCCTGATATGTTTTAGTTAAAAATTTTGCACTGTTGGTGGTTAAAACCATCAGTACACAATCCTGCACGCGGCTGTAGCGTCAATGATACCAGTACCGTATCTCATGGTAATTACTCCGCCATGTATCTGTTTTACAGGGTCATCATACCGCTTTACGGTGATATCCTGCCTGATAACGTTCAGAGCGAACTCATCAACGTCGGCGACAATTGCGCCGAAATCTCCATCAGAATCATATTCCCATACATATGAGTTGTTACCGGTAGAGACAGCGGTTTCATAGGTATCAAGCCCTAGAATTCGGCCAATCTGTCCGGTTCTCATTACCTGCTCATACCCTACGCTGGTGGATACCGGCAGCAGGGAGCTGAGAACCTGGTATTCCATGTCAGGGGTGATGAGCATTTTGGTTGCAGACCGGTTTACTTTGTTGACCTTCGCCCGGGCCTTTGCAAGAGCCGGAAGACCAAGGTTTGAACCGGTACAGTCATGTTCCTGAATGTTGGTTGCAGACAAACAAGCGAGAAGCGAGTCTCTATTAAACTTGTTCTCAATTTTTGCCCCTGCTCTCCGAATTTCCAGGGCAATGAGATCATAGTTTGAATCTGCCATCATCTCATCAGAGATCTGCGGCCTGGTCCCGATCTTCTTAATGGTTACGTCAACGGCGCTGTATTTCGCGTTTGTCGGTGGAACCTCTGTAGTTTCCGCGACTTCCTCAGCATAAGATCCGCTGGTGCTCTTCGGAATCTTGAGCCCGGACCCGCTTCCGAGGTTGATAGTCGGAATAAAGTTCCTCATTGCCTGGCGTGGCTCTGCACCCTCTTTGATGGTTGCAAAGAACTCAGTCTGAATCAGATCGGTGCCCTCAATGCCTTCCATTGTGATAAGTTCACGAACGGGTTTCAGATCATACCCAGACTCGTCTTTGTTCAGGACGTAATGTCCGAGTTCACGCGGGATTGCCGCGTCTACGTATCGTTTGAGTTCTCCCGGTCCCATCTCAAGAGCTCGCAGATAGGTAGTGAGTCCGGTTGACCCGTGGAAGTTTGCTGCTGTTATCATGATGCGTTCCCCACTGTGAGCGGAATAGGCATAACAAGTACCCGTCCGGTTCCAGATGCTGCAATGTCATCAAGTGCCATACCGATAGTCTGATCCTTGATAGTCACGGTAGTACCTGCAGCTGTGAAATTAATCTCATTGATAGTTCCACCAACTTCATTATCATTACATTCTACCCAGTGCCCTGCGTCAATGGTTGCTGTATCATCTGCGTTTGCCATTTCGACAACACACCCGGCCATAGCAACGGCCACCGGTTCCCCATTAGTCACGTTGTCAAGTGCCACGCCAACCGGCTTGGTGTTTGCTCCTGCAATGGAGGCCATCACGGTCATAGATACCCCGGTTGCTGCGTAACAAACCGCCTGCCCCACCAGGATGGTACCGGACGCGATAAACGTCAGAATCGGCCCGCCGTCTGAAATCAGTTCAGAATCGTTTGCGCTGGGAAGGGTTGGAAATGCTGAAATATCGGTCATTTTATGCACCTACCATTCTCATTTCGCCCCGTTCAGTGTTGATAACAAACGGAGGAGCCTCAAGTTCTTTTGCGTAATCAGTCTGTGACTTGGTCACAGGTTCTTTTTCAAGAGCGGTGAGTCGTGCCTCAAGTTCCTTACTCTTGTCTTCTTTTGGAGTCTCTTTGA